ATGAGCGGGCAGGGCGATTTGTTCGACGCGCGGCTGATGCTCGCGCAGTTCACGTTGGGGCTCTCGTTGTGGGCCGAGATTTGCGGCCATCGGCTGCGCGCGTTTCAGCTTGCGCAGGATGCCAACGGCTGCTGGTCGGCGGTGCATCGTGGGGGCTGACGGTGCGCGCTCTTCTGGGCTTGTCCCTTCTACAACAAGTGTCGTGGCGCGCTCGCATCCGGCCAATGATCTCCTTATCGAGATCGACCGTACGAAGGCACGCGCAACGCGCATGCGTAAGTCGATCCTCACGGGTGCGCGGCTTCTTGTTGAAGAAGGGCAGCGCGGTGGCTATCGAGGGCGTTGGGCGATGCTGACGGCGACTTATCGCGATGGTACGGCGTGGGAAGCGAAGCACATTGCTACGTTGCGACAGCGCGTGCACGAGTGGTTGAAGCGTCGTGGCGTCTCGGCGCGTTACGTGTGGTGCTTGGAGCTGACCAAGCGGCTTGTCCCGCACTATCACTTTTTGATCTGGCTTCCGCGTGGTTTGACGATTCCGAAGCCGGATAAGCAGGGGTGGTGGCCTTGGGGCATGACGCGCATTGAGTGGGCGCGGAAGGCTGTTGGCTACGTCGCGAAGTACGCGAGCAAGGCAACGCCTGAGGCAATGGCGGCGATGCCTAAAGGCGCGCGTACCCATGGTGTCGGTGGTTTGGAGAAGGAGGGCAGGCGTGAACTTCGATGGTGGAAAGCGCCTGTTTTCGCGCGTGATGGTCTCGGTGTTAGTGCGGATATTCGCAAGATTGTTGGCGGCTATTTTGATCGGTGCTGCGGCCTTTTTCTTCGGTCACCGTGGCACGTGGTGGTAGGGGACCGGGGAAGAATTTTCGTATGGAGTGAAGACCAATGCTTGAAGTACATGTCAAGTCCGTGAACCTCAAAGAGGTCACGTCGAAGAAGAACGGCCAGCGGTATTTTTTCCAGACGGCTGGGCTGGTTAACGGTGACGATTTCCCGCATCCGTTCGAGCTGTTGCACGACGATCCGAAGAAGGCGTATCCGCCGGGCCGGTATCGCTTCGCGGATGATGCGATCTATGTTGATCGCGGCGGCAAGTTGTCAGTGTCGGCGCGTCTCGTGCCGGTGACGACAACTGCAGCAAAGGCGGGCTGAGCCGTGCTGGTGCAGGTCTGCCCGCCGGAAGCGTTCGATGTGGCTACGCAGATCTGCGCCGGCCCTGTTTGGGTCGAGTATGCGGGGGGTTTGCCGCCCCTCTCTGCGGCGGATGGCATAGAGATTTCAGGTGCAATTCTGGGCACCTGGGCGCTCGGGTTTGTCATTCGTTCCCTTCGGGCGGCGATCAACAAAGGGTGAGTCATGAACAATCGCAAGGTTTCGCTGCGCTTCGGCGCTCTGGTCCCGGCTGCGGCCGGCGCTCTCGGCCTCGGCATGCTGGTTCCCGGTGCTGCGAACGCCGCCGGTATGGCCGACGGCGTGGTGACGACCATCACCTCGGCGAATGCCGACGTGATCCTGATCGGTACGGCGCTGCTCGCGCTCGTTGTGCTGATCGCGTCGATCGCGTGGTTCAAGCGCGCCGCGAACAAGTAATCGTCGTCGTCGGTGGGGGCGCTTCGGCGCCCCTTTTTTCTGTGGAGGTGCGATATGTCTGCGGATCTGGTTTCTGCGATTGACCTTGTTGCTGTTGGCGTTGTTCTGATCGGGGCGGCGCTTCTCGTGGTTTCCTATTTCGTCGCCATGATCCGCGCCTTTATTCGGATTCTCAAATGAAAGGGCGGACGTATGGAAGGCTATTTCGTCATGCTGGCAATCTTGCCAGCCTGTTGGTTGGCGTTCTCTGGCTGAGTCTGGCGGGAGCCGTCGACACGTCGACGTGTGGGTTTTTGAAGTGCGAGGCGTATAAGGCGTCGCTCCCGCCCAGTTCTAGTCCGACGTATGTGTGCCGTGCCGATGGCACGCCGCCGTCGGTGCACCTCAAGTATTATTTCGTCGCGGGTACTGAGTACGATAGCGGAACGGATTTCCCGTTTTGCAATTGCGCGTCGCAGCCGACGATTCCGACGGGCGGCCCGTTCAATGACACCGGGTGCATTGCGGGCTGCCGTTATCACATGGCGGGTCCGGGAATTTGCTGGGGTCCTCCCGATGGCGGTTCCGCGCGTGTGTGCGATGGTCCTGCGACGCCGTCGGGTGCGAATTGCAACCCTCTTGATCCGAATGAGCCGCCAGCACCGTCGACGCCTACGGTCTGCAATCCTACGCTGATGGGTGTTGAGTTTTGTATGACGCCGCTTGTTCCGCCGCCGCCGGACATTCCGAAGATCTGCGGAACGCGCAACGGCGTGAGCGTGGGGTGCGTTGCGCCGCCGGGTTGCATGTCGAATGAGTACGGGTATATCTGCGCCGGCAACCCGCCGCCTGAGCCCACGAATCCTGCGCCGCCGGGGGAGCCGTATCCGCCGCCGGACGGTAACCCGCCGCCGTCCTATTACTGCACGGGCGTTGGCGCGTGCACGACGATTAGTGTTTCGACTGGAGGCGGTCCCGGTAGTGCTCCACCGCCGGGGTGTCCGTCTGGCACGCACGGCAGCGCAGGTAATTGTCAGCCGGACCAGTTGTGTGGCGACGGTAGCGCGCCTGTTGGAGGATCGTGTCCTGCACCGCACACGAACTGTCCTGACGGGTCGCCGGCGGTGGGCGGTACGTGCAATGCGCCGGGTGGCGGTGGCACTGATGATCATGGACAGTGCCCGGACGGTAACCCTGCGCAGCACGGTCGGTGCTATGGCAATTGCCCGGACGGTACACGTCCGAACAATGGTCGGTGCCCGGCGCCGACGGGTGCGTGTCCGAATGGTGCGACGCCGGTCGGCGGGCGGTGTCCGGTTGGTGGCACGTGCAATGTCGTTACCGATCCGCACCACTGTTCGACCGATGGCAACGGCAACAATTGCGATCCGGTGGCGGACCCTGCGCATTGTGGCCAAAACAACGCGAATGCCGGCGGTGGTGCGACGTGCGCGGCGCCTCCGTTCTGTACGGGCGATCCGGTCAATTGTCAGGTGTTGCAACAGGCGTACAACACGCGGTGTGCGGTCGAGCGCGTTGGCGATGCCTTCAAGGTTACGGGCGACGTTCCTACAGGGCATGAGGGAGAGTCGCCGGGCGATACCGATATTGTTCACGACGTGAGCGGTGACATGCTTGGTCAGGTGAACGGTTCCGGGTTTCTCGGTGGCGGTTCGTGTCCGCGAGCGCCGCAGTTTCAGATGATGGGACATACGTTCGATTTCACGGAGTACACGTGGTGGTGTTCGGCGTTGGATGCGCTGGGGGCAGTGATCGGTTTTGTTGGGGCGTTTATCGCTATGCGCATTCTGTCGGGAGGCTAGTGCTATGCCGGTCATCATTGCGGCGCTTGTGGGGATGTTGTGGAACGTCGCGCGCGCTGTTTTGCCGTCGATTGTTGGGAAGATTTTGATAACGCTTGGTCTGAGCGTTGCGGTCACGCGGTTCGTGATGCCCGATCTTCTGGCGTTCATCACGAGCCATATGGGGGGTATAAGCGGAGATGTGTTGAACCTTTTTGGCTACATCAACGTTGATAAGTTCATTACGCTCATATTGTCCGCTTCGGTCGCGCGGGCGACTGGTAAGGCGGTGTTGGCGGCATCGGCGAGGGCGCCATGATTCATCTGATTACGGGGCAACCGGGGCATGGGAAGTCGTTGCGGGCGTTGGAGCTGGGACTCGCGTACCTCAAGGAAGGACGTGAGGTGTTCTTGGTCCGAATTCCGGGCGTTGACTACGCGGCGACGGGCTTCAAGGAGTTGGAAAGCCTGAGTCAGTGGCGGGAGACGCCTAAGGGCGCCGTCATCATCGCGGATGAAGTGTGGCGCGATGTGCCGGCGCGGCCGGTGGGGAAGGCGGGGCCGGAGTGGGAAAATGAGCTGGCGGTGCATCGGCACTCGGGTAAAGATTTTCTCCTGCTGACGCAAAAAGGCGATCAGGTCAGTACGTTCGTCAGGGGTTTGGTGGATCAGCACACGCACGTTCGTCGCAAGTTCGGGACGGAGGTTGCGACGTTGCTTACGTGGGATCGCTACCAACCTGCAGTCGCGTCGAACGCTGAAGTGCGTGATGCGCGCAAGAAACTGTGGCGCTACCCGAAAGAGATTTACAAACTATACAAGTCCGCGGATGCGCACACGGTGAAACGCAATTTGCCGTGGCAGATGTTCGCTATCCCTGTGTTGGTGGTTGTCGTGATTTTTCTTGGCTGGTACGTCTTTCATCGGTTCAAGACGCAGCACGGCACGATGCCAGAGGCGGCGGCGGTTGCGGCTGGTGCGCCAGCGCCGGGCGCGACCGTTGCCGCTCCTGTATCGGGCGGAGGCAAGATGACGCCGGCTGAATATGTCCTGCAGCACATGCCGCGCGTGCCGGGGATGCCGTGGTCTGCGCCTTGGCACGATGGGGCGAAACCACGCGCGGACCCAGATGTGTATTGCGTGTGGTCGGAGGCGAAAGGCTGCCGCTGTTACACCGAACAAATCACGCGACTCGACGTTCCGGCGCTGCAGTGTTCGGCGATGGCGCGTGACGGAATCTATAACCCGTTTCGTGCGCCGATGCGGCGTGGGCTTGATCCTTCCAATCCGGGTTTGCGAGACGACGATCCTGACCGGCAGCACGTTGGCGAAGGGGATGACCGCAGGCGTGTTCGATCGGCGGATGCGCAGGGTTTGCCGCTGCCGTCCGGCGAGGTTGCGCGTAGTCATTCGCTCGAACGTCGACCGTTGAATGCCGGGAGCGTGTGGAGTCCTTCTCCTTGAAGACAGATGGCGGGGTCAATGCGCGGCGGTTGTCGCCGTCAGCGTCCTCGGTCTATGATGACCGTATGCTCTTGGCACTCATTCGCAGCGTTTGGCACCCGCTGGCCTTCGCCCGTTGGCTTGATCGTGACTTCGATCGCTGGAAGGCGCGCCAGCGATCGCCAGAACGCTGAGAGCATCGACGCCGAAAAGCTCATGCCGCCCGGACCGAGGAGGCGCTCTCCGCGGATGCGCCAGCCCTTCCAGCCGTCGACGGGTAGATCGATCTTTCCGTAAACCTGTTGTTCCTGCAGAGCGCGAGCGCACCAGTTCAACGGTCGGCCGATTTCAACACAGGGCGGCTTCTCCATGTCCGGAGCCTCCAAAGACTGAAAGGATCCACGTACGCAAGCGCCGTGCCAGCCAACGGAAAGGTGCGCAATGCCTATTATGTAAAATATCATGCGCACTTCCGATGACCGGGCGCGCCCATGTTTTCATTGACCCTCAAAAGGTCCACACGACCGCTCCAACCCAATCCGCATGCGAGGGCTGGCGCTGG